TGCTCACTTGGAGCAGCTTTTCGGGAGTTTAATTCGGATGCAGAGCAAGAAAGGAGTCTATATGTATAAGTACGTCAATGAAAATGTAGCAGAATTGAAAATTGTAACTTCCACAAAAGAAGCCAACCGCCTCCTGGACGACGGTTGGAAACTTCTCGAAGTCCACTGCCACAATTTTCTTATGGCTCGGTACGCTTAGGGTAACACTTTTCCGAGGCAGAATTTGAAGATTGGCGTGTAGTCATTCGGTCCTGTTTGTTCTTGGCCTTTAGCTACTCCGATAAGCAACCAACCTTCGGCTAATAGGTTGTTTGCAGGGTTTCAGGAACCGTCAAAAACGGGTAATGCTCCCTGTTTTCCTCTCTTGAGTAATTGTATCGATGAACCGCTTGAGCTTTCCATGTTCAGGTAATTATGAATTTATCGCAAAGGTATAACACAGAAGGTGGAAAAATGAAAGAACGTCAAGAATATAAACGAGATTACGACCTTGAGGCCACACGGGAAAAGTTTCTGGCAACTGGCCGGATGGCTCGGCCTTATGCCCGCACAAAAGGGATTCCAGAGGAGAGTTTTTCCAAGTTTTTGTACGGGCAATACGTTCCCCTGCCGGGGAGTCGCGCCGAAACACGATACTTAAAGGCTCTCCAGGAAGATGGACTTCTGGTTTCCCTGGATGACGACCAGGAGCAGGCCGCGTGAGGTTTTCCTGGGGTAGAGTAAGCTCCCGTTTGACAATATGTTGAACACTTTACCGCTTCATTAGCGTTTCGCAAATGCCATAAGTTGGATAGAGGGAGAGATGATGAAGGTTTCCGAGACATGGGGCCGGGTGGTGAAGGTGTGACGATGGCGATGACGCGCGCGGAAATCAGGGAGATCGCCGTGGAGGTGGCCCAGTTGCTGGCGCCGATGCTGGCAAAGTTGATGCCTTCGGCGGCGGCGCCCGCTCCGTCCGTGGCTGCCGGGCTGGACCCGGACCGGGTGCGCTATGAGGATTCGCAGTTGCTCGATGCGCGGCGCACGATGACAGAGGCGGATTATGTGGTGTATCACGCGACCATCATGGCGGGCCGCGCGGAGACGCTGGGGCAGTTTTCTACGGCGGACCGCCTGATGAAGTCGGCCAGGGCCAAGGCGCGCAAGCTGGCGAGCCAGGGGAGATGAGGATGAGGGTGGAGTTTGTGGCGGTGACGGAGGCGGTTTTCGACAATCTGGAGGCATTCCGGAGCCAGCATCCAAACGCGCGGATTGTGTCTGTGGATGGGCGGATGTGCTACGGGGAATGTTCGTCGTGCGGGTCGCTTATCCTGGGGAACGACCGGTACATGATGTGGCCGGACGGCAAGATGAGCTGCGCGAATTGTGGCAGGGCGGCGTGACAGGGGGTTCGCTATGAGACTGACCGCGCAACAGAAACGCATGCTGTCGAGGGTTGGGGCTATGGAGCCCGTGTCTGTGGTGCGCCTGGGTGTTGATTTGCGGAGCATGCGGACCTGGGAGGCGCTCTGTGCAAAGGGTCTGGTGGCGCCAATGGGCGAGGTTGGGCTTTTCGGGTGCAACTGGGGATTGTCGGCTGAGGGGCGGCGGCTTGTCGGGGCAGCGGCGTTACAGGGGTGATTCGCTATGGTCAATGCGTGGTGGCTGGTGGTGTCGGCGCTTGGCGGGGCGTTTTTCGGGATGGCCGTTATCTGTTTCTGTGTGGCGGCAAGTGATGCGGACCGGGAACTGGAGGAGTTTGAACGGCGGCTGAAGGATGCCGGGAGGTTCTGATGAGACGGAGACGGGGCGCGTTGGATTTTCTTGATATGGCGGGGGCGTTCGTGGCGGTTGCGGTGGTTATGGGCATTCTGGTTGCGGCGCTTTTTCACTGCGTGATTCAGGAGGAGCGGCGGGCGGCGGATCTGGACGTGGTTGCCGATGAGATGCGCGCGGAGGCGAGGTATCGGGCAAACCAGTGGATGAGGGAGGGCGAGCGATGAGCAGGTGGATAGCGTGTTCTGATGAGATGCCGGATGCCTGCATGATGGTGCTGACATATTCCCCGGAATCCTGCGAGCCGGTTTGGCCAGCGTCATTTGACGGCGTGTCGTGGGTGGATGATTACGGCCTGCCGCTGGCTCCGCCCGTGACGCACTGGATGATGTTTCCGGACCCTCCGGAGGTTCTGTGATGATGAATACTGTCAGGGAGTTTGTTCCGGCGTATCAGGATATGTTGGATGCGGTTCCGAGCAGGACGGTGGCGATAGAGCGTTGCTATCAGTTGGCCGGTATGTCCGCCAAGGAGGCCGCCTGGGAGATGGGAATCGATTATTGCCATTTCATGCGGATGATGCGGGACACCGATCCGAATAATTTCCCTCAGAACAAGACTGTTTTACTGATGAAGAAGATGGGTAACACTTTTCCGCTGGACTGGGAGGCCCGTCAAATGGGCCAGGTGTGTTACCCCCTGGACTTCATGCTGATTCTGGACGGTATCAGGAATGCCCTTTGTTCCGAGGGTCGGGCAGTCAGTTTTTCCGCGCTGTTGAGGGAGATACGCCGCCGTGGCGAAAGGGGCACATAAGACAAAACGTTTTATTGCGCCATGTGAATGGTGCGCGCAGTCCCGAGAGTGCGATTCGGAGAAGCGTACAGCCGTTGTGGTGAAGTATGTCTGCACTATGTTCGAATTGTATCCATATCAATGCCCGGACCATGAACCATTGTGGTATCGGGGCATGGAAGGAGTGAGAGCCTGAAAGGGGATTAACGGCTGCGGGGGCGGGACGGCAGGTTTCTTTCATCGATGGGAGAAGGGAGGTAAGGATGTCGGGTTTTGTGGATGAGGAGCGGGCGAGCCTGTTGACGCTGGCGCGCGGGGCGGCTATCGAGAGGTTTGACGATGAGATGCAGAGAGTTCTGGATAATATCGTGGACCCCAATACCCGCGGCGGGGTGCGCGAGGTTTCTTTGCGGGTGCGCATCAAGCCGGACGATAACCGGGTGACGGGAAATGTGGAGATTATCTGCACGTCGAAGACGCAGCCGGCGCAGCCATGCAGCACTATTTTCTATATTGGCAGACATGGCAACCGGGGCGTGGCGTTTGAGCACAATCCAGAACAGTTGACGATGCCCTATCAGGCCCCGGCCGTGATAACGGGCGGAAAGGCGGGTAACGAGTAATGGCGGATCTGACGGCGGAGTTTGTGAACAGGATTGTGGAGTTGTCGCCTATCGATATGGAGGTTATCGAGGGGAGATATTACGCGGACCGGAAACTGTTTCCGGTGGTCCCACCGGTGGTGGAGGAGATGAACGTGGCGACTCTGACCGGGTTGAGCGATTACCTGAATGCGAATCCGGACCTGCTGGAGCTGGATTCCCTGGTGGCGCATGTGCGGGGTCACAATGATGTGCAGGTGCGCTCCCGCCTGACCGGCGACTGGAACCAGCGGTATCTGTTTCTGCATGCCTTCCATGAGCCGAAGGGGTATCCGTTTGGCAAGTATCTGGCTATTGAGGATTTCATCATCAATATGCAGACGCATTTTGTGCAGGACGCGGCCACGGCGGCCATTGTGCGGCTGGCTGGAAACCTGGTCCAGGAGGCGAATGTGACCTGTTCCGATGACGGGATGACTCAGACGGTGACGGCCAGGACCGGCATTGCCCGGGTGGCGGAGGTGTCGGTGCCGAATCCGGTGGAGCTGGCGCCGTTCCGGTCGTTTCTGGAGATTGACCAGCCTGTGTCGAAGTTCGTGTTGCGGTTGAAAAAGTCGGACGCCGGGCCGATGGCGGCGTTGTTTGACGCTGATGGCGGGTGTTGGACGCTGGAGGCTATCCGGCGGATACGAAACTGGTTGAGGGCGAATATTCCAGAGCAGGTGACGATTTTAGCGTAGAGCATGGGCCGTGGGGCCCTCCATCTCCACGGCCGTTTTTTGCTCGGGGGAGGGGCGATGAAGGAAACGAGGGGTTATGTGACGCATCCCTGCCAGGGGTGCGAGGCCGGATATTATGGTTGCGAGCTTTATTGCCAACTGCTGGAGAAGTGGAACCTGAAGCACCTGGGGGATGTGGCTGATGAAAACGTGTCCTGAATGCGGGGCGGATCTCCGGCACGAAGGGGGTTGCGTAACCTGCCCGGCGTGCGGGTGGAGTATGTGCGGGTGACTCATGGATGATTTGCTCTCCAGGGTGGTGGTGACCATCAGGAGCCGGTACGGGTTGGAGGTGGATATCACCGATGATCCGGAGGAGAGGGAGCGGAGGGTTTCCGTTGGGCGGATTGTGATGTCAAGCGGAGAGGTGGCGGTGCTGAGGGGCGCGCCGGCACAGGCGGTGGTTATGGCGATGGATATGAAAAAGCGGTTTCGCGGGGCGGAGGTGGAGTGCTGCGGCCCGAGCAGCGGGCCTTATCCGTGGGATGGGGTGGAGCTGCCTCGGCGGAACAGTGAGCGGTATAAGAAATGGTGGCGGTAATCTAATCCTGCGCTTTGTTTACGGCGCACAAAACCAGCAAAGGGGGAATTATATGGAAGTAATGCGGGAAGTTAATGTAAGGCCGGTGCTGAATGGATTACCTAATGTCATCCCGATTTTTTACTAATCCTGGCATGGCAGAGTTTGTAAGAACATATATGAATCCGTTCTTGTCTTTATCCATTGTAATCAATCCTTTTGTTTTGGATAACGGGGTGCCCGCTTCGCCCGGTCGGTTTTTCCGGGCGTGGCGGCGTGCAACCGGCTGGTTATGTGATTTCTCCCGCTTTTCTAAGCTTCTCAAGTCGTTGTTTCAGAAGGGAAGGGCCATTATCGTTAAGGCAGTACATTACAAAAAAGTCAGGACACTCCTCGTCGTCGCCATTATATTCTTTCCATGCACGGTCAAGGCTGATTTTCCCGACGAGGCCAAGATGCAGTCTGAACTCCTGTACAGTTTTTTTCAGTTCGGGGAAACTCTGGATCAAAGCGCTGTGAAGAATATGCCCGCGCAGTTCTTCAAATTTATTGGGGTCAATCGAATTTCTAAAAATCAAAGCAGCGTTTGCGTCTCTGGTTTTCCGCCCGTTCCGCCACGCAACGTATCCTCCATAGCTGGTGAGCAAAATTGCACCGGCAATTGCGGAGAAGTGGTCGAACAAAAATGTAAGAAAAGTTTCCATGATGAATTTATGATCGGTATGGGATACGGCTCAATTGCACTCTTGGTAATGATGATGGCGGGCCGTTTTCATTTTTAATTTTTTCTTCACATAACGTGGCCGAGGCGCACCGGTGTAGCGCAGCGAAAACCGTGTGCCGCCGCGGGTTAGGCAGATTCCTGTAGTTTTGCTCGAAGCTCATCTACACTTAACCAGGGCCTGCGCCTGTGAATCATGCGATGACAATTCGCGCAGACAAGTGCCAAATCACTTACTTTGGTCTTCTCACCTGGTGTTAGGAAGCTGACTGGTTTGACATGATGACACTCTACGAAACCATGCCCATGTAGCCCATAAGTTGCCTCATAGTCAAAACCACACACCTCGCACTTGAGATTACCTGTTGCAACCAAAATCTGATTTTTCTTTTTATCAGTTAACAATCTATTGCGCTCTCGTGACCGATGTAGACGAGTTAGAACACGGCCTTCTTCTGCTTCAACATCTTCATCATCAACATATACAGCAGTTGATTCTAGTGATCCACTCTCTACAACGGCAGCAATCGATAATGCAACCTTATGAAGTCGATCTTTGTCGTTTGCAAAGGTATTCCACACCTCTTCTTCAAGGTGTGATCCTCTTTTGAGACCTTCTCCTGGATAATCGGGGTCAAATCTGAGGAAGTTACTGAGTTTCATGCCGACACCGTTAGAATTTCTGAAATCTTCTTCTAGGTCGGAGCCTTGATGAATCGGAAGTTTATTAAGAAGGTTGCTCAGTTTTATTACTTCAGGGTGCGTCTTACTGCCTCTCGCAGTCGGCTCCCGAAAATAAAGGTCCAGGGCAAGTATGAGTTCATCTCGTGTCCAGTCTGGTTTTGCCATTTAACGCTCTCCTCTTTTAACGGACGGCTAGTTGGCGCTACTCTGCGAACCTTTGCACATATATCGCCGCCTCAAAATGAGATAACTTCCAGGAGTAAGACAGCCTGGATGGATGCTGTGGGTGACCCGCCGAAGGTCGGTATCCACTCGCGTGTGTACGCGCGGCATGGGCGTGAACTTATGGGGTGCAAGTCCCCTGTACGTGAATCCAAACACCGTCGAGATACGGGGTAACCAAGTACTAGCCGAAGGCAAGGGCGTCTCCGCGAGGTGGGCAACCATGGAAACAATCGAAAGCTGGGGGCTGGTCATGGTTGAATCGGCAAAAATTCAACTCGAATTGTTCAAGTAATACTGGAGGTTTTGATTTGTTTTTCCCACGAACTATATTTGCTACCAGAAACAATATCATACGTCAATGGCTGCATTTGTTGACGGAGGTCCTGGAAGTGGGCGGCGCGATGCTGCAGGCCTGGCTATCGGGGGACTGGAACCATGTGGCCGATGAGCTGGTGGATGTGCAGCAGTCGGCGGATACGGCGCTGCACATCGCCATGGAACGGCACGGGGCGGACAGTTATGGCGCGTTTATCAGGGTGACTGTGGGTTGCCGGAGACGGGGATATTATGACGAGCACTAAGGTTTTCCCGACGCTCCTGATTATTCTGGATGTGCTGGCGGCTGGCGGCTGCCGCCTACGCCTGTCAGGGTCTGCATGAGTGGCGAAAGGTAGTGTATTGGGCAGCGGCTGCCGCGTTGACGTTTGTGGTGACGTTTTAGGAGGCTCTGATGTATTTCGAGTGGTTCCGATGGTATACCGGCACGCTGGACGATAAAAAGTTCACCGTGGTAGCTAGAAAAGCCCAGGTTCCTCGAGTAATTGTCCTGGGGGTGTGGCAGTCTATCATCGAGCATGCGGCCACAAGGCAAGACCGTGGAAGTCTTGACGGTTATGATTTTGAGGAGAACGCGGCCTGCTTGGAAATTGAACCTGATGAGGTGGAGCGGGTTTATCGAGCGCTGGAAGAGAAGGATGTCATCGCGTCTGGGCGGCTGAAAAACTGGGAGAAACGGCAACCGAAGAATGAGGACCCCACGGCGGCAAAACGGAAACGGGAGCAACGGGAACGTGACAAAATTCGGGCGGATGTTGATGAACTGAAAGCCCTTTTGTCACAACTTCAAGCCGGATGTCACGATATGTCACGGACTGTCACGGCAAGTCACGACAGAGAAGATAAGAGAAGAAGAAAAAAGAGAAGAAGAAAAAGCAGCAGCAGAACCAGAGTCAGTCAGAACTGACAGCGAAACGCCGCCACCAGGGCCGGAGGTTGCAGCCGCCGCGGAAGTCCGGAAGATGCCGGTTTCGGAATGCCGCGCCCTGGTGCGGAAATACCTCGGCCAGTTGATGGACTCGCCGGGCCAGACGTCGATTTTGCAGGATATCTGCCGCCTCTACCCTCCGGAACGCATCCGGGAGGCGTTCGAGGCTGCCGGATGTTCGGGAAAGGCACAGCTCAACTGGGTGAAAAAACGCCTGGAGGGGAGGGGTGACGATGACGGACGAGGATCTGCGAAAGGCGCAATCAAGGCTGGAGGAAAAGCGAAGGGAATCAGGCCGCCATGCCCCGCTGACGCCGACTGGCTGGGCACTGGAGGAACGTGAACTGCGTTGCCTGGACTGCGGCGGTTTGTTTTCCGAGAGAACCCCGGCGGCGCTGGCTGCGATAAGGCCCGCTTCCGTGGTGTGCCCGGAATGTTCGGCGAAACGGGCGACGGCGCGAGCCGAGCTGCTCCGGCAGGAACGGGAGGCCGTGGAGATGGACAGGAAAGGGCGCCAGATTGTCGGGTTTCTCAAGGCGTCGAACATCGGCGCCCGTTTCCAGGGGATGACCTTCGAGGACTACCGGCCGGTATGCGCGGATGCGGCGAAGGTCAAGGCGGAGTGCGAATGTTGGGCGAAGTCTTTCGACCCGCGGGGAGGGGGATTTCTGGTGATGTTGGGCCGATGCGGCACCGGCAAGAACATGCTGGCCGCGATTGTGGGCCAGGAGGTGATGAGGCAAGGGTTTTCGTGCCTGCATACGACGGTGATGAAGCTGGTGCGCCGGGTGAAGGATAGCTGGCGAACCAGGGAGGGCACGGAGGAGGAAGTTATCAGGTCATTTACGGTCCCGGACCTGTTGATAATCGACGAGGTGGGCGTGCAGTTTGAGAGCGCGACCGAGCAGTTGATTTTGACGGAGATTGTGAACGACCGCTACGAGGCGTTGAGGCCTACGGTCCTGATAAGCAATCTGACGATCAAGCAGTTGACGGAGGTAATCGGTGAGCGGGTTGTTGACAGGTTTTATGAGGGCAACAGCAGGTTGCTGGTCTTTACCTGGCAGAGCTACCGCCGTGCAAGTCTTCAGAGGGTTGTTTGATATTTTCAGGGGGTGAGAGCATGGATGAGGTAAGGCTGTGCGGATACCCTGGTTGCGGCAGTCCGCTGGTTATGAGACTGGACGAGACGCCGGCAAAGTTTGCCCGGCGGCTGTACTGCGACAGGACATGCTGTACCCGGCAAAAGACGCTAAGGGAAAGACAAAAGCGCGAAAAAGCGAGAAAGACACGCCGGAAACGGGGCAGTGGAGTGCGGAGGAAAGCGCCCGTGGAGGTTGCGCCTGTGGCGGAGCCGGTTTCCCGTGTCAATCCGGGCCTGTTGATGGCGCGCAGGCTTCGCGGTTCGGTTTATCAGGCAAGCGGTGTGTGGCTTGGTCACGATGAAGGGGAATTGACGTGGGATTAGCGCCTGATATCTGATGTTCAAAATTATGTTGAACAACTGGAGGCGTTGGTGTATGAAAGGGTGTAATGGTTAAAATCTCATTGTCGGGTGGTCGAGTGCGGAAGGTGGACCCTGAGTGGAAAGCAAAGATAGTGGAGCATTTGCGGGCTTTGGGCGTGATGGAGCCCGGTTTCACCGGTCAACTGGTGATTGATTGCAACCAGGGCGGCATTACCGCTTTGACAAGGACTGAGAAGATAAGGTAGGGCGGTTAGTTCATTAACCCGTAGGGGAGCTTTTGAACCCGCATCATGTGGCTGTTTTACGGCCGTGGTGCGGGTTTTTTCGTTGAGGGAGAGTTGTTGTGGCGGATGTGGACAAACAGACAAGCGTTCCAGGGCAAACGGTTCTGCCGACTATGGCCGGAGAACTGGGGTACGACTCCGCGTCCGCTGCGCTGAAGCCGTGGGAAGAGCGATTCTGTTGGAAGTACGTGGAACTGGGCGTTGCCGTGCGGGCCTACCAGGCGGTGAAACCGAAATCCACCTACGGGACCGCGCGCTCTGAGTCGGCGAAACTCCTTGCAAAACCCAGCATTTCCGCCCGAATTGCCGAGATACAGGAGGAGATAGGCCGCGAGGCAAGGGCGCTGGTGATGGGGTATCACCGGTCGGTGATGACGGTGGACCGGATCGCGCTGTTGCAGAAGGTGAATGATGCGAAATCGATTGAGGAGCTGGACACGGAGGCCAGGTCGATTCTGGAGTTCGAGCAGGTGAATTCGAAGGACGGGATTCGGACCCTGCTGAAGGTGCCGACCCGGCATCAGTCGGCGATGGAACTGGCCAGGATTACCGGCATGCACAAGGACAAGATGGAGGTGACGGGCAAGGACGGCGGGCCGCTGGAGCACTCCCACAAGTACGATCTGTCCGATGAGATGCTGGCGAAGATTGCGGCGGGGGCGGTGTAGTGGCGGGCGTGAGCCAACAGGAGGCGGCCCGGGAGCTGTTGCGCCGGAGACGGGCGAGAAAGAGCCTGGTGGATTTCTCTCAGGCGATTGAGATCCCGGGCGCACCGGTTTCGGACGACCTGGACGAATGGCTGTTCAAGCCGGTGGAAACGGCGGTTGCTGTCCATCACCAGATTATGATGGAGGCGCTGAACGAGGTGGCTGAGGGGCGGTTGAAACGGCTGATGATGATGCTGCCTCCCGGCTCGGCCAAGAGCTCTTACACTTCGGTGGTGTTCCCTTCGTATTTCCTGGGCCGCTTCGAGGGCACGAAAATCATTCTGGCGTCTTACGGTTCGGACCTGGCCAAGCGCATGGGCCGCCGGGCGCGTCAGATTATCCGGTCGGCGGCCTATCAGCCGATTTTTGATTGCGGACTGTGCGCGGATACCAGCGCGGCGGATGAGTGGGGACTGACCAACGGCAGCGAGTATATGTCATGCGGGATTCTGGGAGGGATTACCGGTTCCCGCTGTCAGGGGCTGATTGTAGACGACCCGTTCAAGGGACGGCAGGAAGCGGATTCGAAGATTATCCGGGACAGGACGTTCCAGGCCTATCAGGACGACCTCCTGACGCGGCTGGTGCCGGGCGGCTGGCAGGTTATCATCACTACCCGCTGGCATGAGGATGATCTTGCCGGGCGGATTCTGCCGGCCGATTGGATGGGAGAGTCGGGAGATATCGTCTGCCGCGATGGCGAGACGTGGCGGGTTGTGTGCATCCAGGCGCAGTGCGAACGGAGCGATGACCCGGTGGGGCGGGAGATTGGCGAATACCTGTGGCCGGGATGGTTCAGCGAGCAGCATTTCGCCCAGTTCAAGCGGGTGGCCCGGACCTGGAACGCCCTCTACCAGCAGATTCCGGCGGCTGATTCCGGGAGCTATTTCCGGGCGGATGATTGCCAGTGGTACGAGGAGAGACCGAAGCATCTGCGGATCTACGGGGCTTCGGACTTCGCGGTTACTGCGGACGGGGGTGACCATACCGAGCACGGGGTGTTCGGGGTGGACCCGAATGACGACCTGTACATCCTGGACTGGTGGTTCGGCCAGACGCAATCGGATGTGTGGATAGAGGAGGAGTTGGACCTCATCAAGCGGCACAAGCCTCTGTCCTGGTACGGAGAGTCGGGGGTTATCAGGCGGAGCGTGGAGCCGTTCCTGTTAAGGCGCAGCAGGGAGAGGCGGGTTTACTGCGATTTTCAGTGGCTGGCTTCGATATCTGATAAACCGACACGGGCAAGGGCCTTCCAGTCGCGCTGGGCGATGCGGAAAGTGTTTCTCCCCGCGGGGAAGGATTGGGCGCACCGGTTGTTGCGGCAACTGACCCGCTTCCCGGCAGGCGCGGAGGATGACGGGGTTGACGTGTGCAGCCTGATAGGCCGCGCGCTGGATGATATCGTCGGGGCCAGCGTGCCGGAAGAGCCGAAGAAAGACCGCTGGGATTATGAGAGTGACGATGATTTCGAGGAAGACTGGAAGACCGCGTAAAGGAAACTGATGATGGCTAAAGGGTTGATAACACTGGCGCAGGCGATTGCCTATTTCGATGAGACGGAAGATTTGTCGCTGGATTCCCGCAATGTGGCGGAGAAGTGCCGGGACTACTACGACAACAAGCAGTATACCGCGCAAGAGGCGGCGGCGATCCGCAAGCGCAAGCAGCCTGTTATTACCCGCAACCGCATCAAGCCGAAGGTGGATTTTCTGAAGGGCGTGGAGCTGGAGACGAGAACGGACCCGGAAGCGGCGCCGACGACTCCCGGCGACGAAGATGCCGCGAAGATAGCCACGGATGCCGTGAGGTTTGTTTACGACAAGGCGAAGTTTTCCAAAACCAAGTCGGATGTGTTCGAGAATCTCCTAATCGAGGGAACCGGCGGAGTGGAAGTGTTCTGCAAGCCGGGCCGCCGGAACGAGATGGAGATATTTATCAAGCGCTATCACTGGGACCGCCTCGGTTATGACCCTCATAGCCGGGAGCGGGATTTCTCCGATACGCTGTACCGCTATGCCGTGGCGTGGATGGATTACGACCAGGCGGTTGAAAGGTACGGCGACCGGGAGGAAATCCTGGCGGCGACGCTGAGCCGGGAGGGGGTTTTGTCCAGCACCTACGATGACGCTCCCCGTGTCCGGTGGGCGGACGCAAGGCGCAAGCGCATCCGGGTTGTGAAGATGGAGTTCCTGCGCGCCGGAGAGGTGTGGGTGTGCGAGTTCACCAGGGGCGGCTTTCTGGCGGACCCGGAACCATCACCCTACGTTGATTGCGAAGGGATTCCGGAATGGTCGATTATCCTGCAAAGCGCCCATGTGGACCGGGAAGGAAACCGCTACGGATATGTCAAGCCGTGGCTGGATGTGCAGGACGAGATCAACAAGAGGTCCAGCAAGCACCTTCACCTGGTTTCGGTGAGGCAGACATACAGTTCGGCAGGCGCTACGGAGGATGTTCAGAAGCTGAAAATGGAGCTGGCCAAGCCGGATGGACACCTGAAGTTCGACAAGGGCGAGTACGGCAAGGACTTCGGCGTGTTGCCGACCATGGACCAGGCTGAAGCGCATTTTCGGCTGCTTCAGGAGGCCAAACAGGAAATCGATTCGGTGGGAGTGCATGCCGCGCTGGCCGGGGCCGAGGGGCGCGACCTCTCGGGCAGGGCGATAGGAAAGCTACAGAGCGGTTCCAGCACGGAACTGAAGCCGCTGTTCGAGGCTATTTCCCAGTTTGACAACCAGGTGTGCCGGGCGGTGTGGAACCGTATCAAGCAGTTCTGGACCAGCGAGAGATGGATAAGGATTACCGGCGATGAGGATGCACCGGAGTGGATAGGCCTGAACGTTCCCTATACCGTGGCCGATATGCTGGCCGACGAGAACGGCGGGGTGATTCCGCCCGATATGCGGGATAACCCCAGGCTCAATGTGCCAATCGGCGTCAAGAATCATATCGCCGAAATCGATGTGGATTTCAAGATTGTGGAAGTCCCGGACGTGGTGAACGCGATGCAGGAGCAGTTCGAGGCCCTGACATCCATATACCCGGCTGTGCCTGACCATATGAAACCGGTGGCCTTCGAGATGCTGATAGAGGCGTCTTCGTTGCGGAACAAGAAGAAGTTCCTGGAGCGGTTGAGGGGCGAAGGCGGCGAGGATGGGCAGTCCCGGGAGTCTGCCGCGTTGCAGGACAAGATGGCCGGGCTGCAATCGGACCTGCTGGAAGCCAAGGTCAACATGACCAACGCCCAGGCGGAGAAGATCCGTGAGGATGCGGACCAGTCTCATGCCTCGAAGGTGGTGAAGATGATAGAGGCCCTCTATTCGGCCATGCAGACCGCACAGGTGGCGACCACGGCACCACCCGGCACAACGGAGGTGGCGGACCAGATAGCGCTTTCGGGTGGGTTCGAAGACCAGAACCGGCCGCCCATATATCCGCCGGTTCCCGGGGGAGGGGCAGGAGAGGCGGCGCCTCCGGTGAGGGAAAACACCTCTCCCATGTTTCCGCCTCAGCCAGTGGGGCCGGGCGAGGGGATGATGCGGGGAATTGAAACCAGGGAAAATGATGGTGTGCAGCCAGCAGTATAAATTCTACGAAAAGGAGAAAAGACGATGAGAAAGATTTTCTGTTTGACTGGTTTGTTGTTAGCGGTAGTTCTGGCCGGGGGGATGGCCGCGTATGCCGGGAATGCCCACAGGGACGGTAAAGGGGCGGTAATGTCGGACGTGTTTACGCCGGTCAAGACTGTCACTGTTACCCACACGAAGGCCGATGTGGACTATACGCCAACGCCGGGGGCAAAGAAGTTCCGGTTCCAGCCGTCCGCAGCCGTTTCCTACAAGATCAACGGCACTGGGTCGGCTTATCCGGTGGCGGCGAACACCAACGAAGGGCCGCTGGGCCTGGGCACCAGGTCGGGCGTGGGGAAGACCGTATCCAAGATTACTTTCAGCGGCATGTCCTCAGCCGCCAAGAGCATTGTCATTCAGGAGCAGTAGGTTTCAGCCAGGGTCGCCGCCGTTGACCGGGCGGGTGTCGTCCACCGGGGAAACCAAAGGGACGCGGAAAGGAGTATCGCAATGCAGGATATGAACGATATTTTGAATCCCCCCGCGGAGGAGCGGGAAACAACTCCATCGGAGGATATCGCAACGGAAGAAAGCCAGGGCAAGCAGTCAACGGATGAGGTCGCGGGCGAGACAGCATCTCAGGTCGCCGCTGAGAGTGACGCCGATTCCGGCGCACAGACCAAGACCGAACTTGCCGCACTGGCCAAGGAGCGTGAGCGGATACGCCAGATGAAGGCCTCTCTGGAGTTAGATCGGGCGCTCCTGGAAGTGGAGAGGGAGAGCCTTACCGCCGGCAAGGAAACCAGGAAGACCGATGAGGCCGAACCAGGCGAGAAAGAGGAGTCAGGCGGCGGGAAAGCGGATTACCGTTCAGAGCTGAAGGAGCTGAACAGGAAATACCGCACGGCGTTGAAAGATTCCATAATGGACCCCGACGACGAAGACATGGCGAAGGTGGTCGAGGACCTGGAAGACCGGATGGAAGAGGTTCGCCTGGCCATGTTGAGCGAGACGAGCCGGGCGGCCAGCGAACAGGAAAAGGCGGATTCCGCCTACCGGGCGACCTATACGGCGCTGCATGAGGAATTCCCGTTCCTGTCGCCCGAACATCCGCAATGCGACCAGGAGCTTATCGACGACATCAACACGTATATGACCGGCAGGCTCAGGCAAGGGGATTCGAGCGTCGCCGCACTGGAGAAGGCCGTCAGACGTTTTGCGCCCGCATACGCGGAAAGCACGGGTCTTGCGGGCGGTGGAAAGGCGACGGATGGAAAAGAGGTTTCCGGCGAGATTGCGAGAAAGCTGTCCAAAGGCGGTTTCTCGGAGGTAAGGAGCGCCGGAAGGACACAACAACGAAAACCATTTACCGGCCCGACTCCCATGGCGGAAATACTGGGTGGCAAGGGCTAGTATCAACCTTTGCGGGATAACTACCCGCCAGGAGATTACATCATGAGCGAAACTTTGACAGCTACAGCGGAACGCGTCACCCAGTGGGATTACGATTTCTTTACCTCGTATGTCCGCACCAACCGCTTCAAGCGGTACATGGGCGTGGATGAAAACGCAATCATCCAGATCAAGGAAAACCTGACAAAGAAGAAGGGCGACGTGATCACCATCAACCTGATTGGCGCCCTGGACGCGTCAGGCGGCCCCAACGATGGCTCCACCGATCTGGTGGGGCACGAAAAGGCCCTCCCCAACGATGGCCACAAGATCACCGTCAAGGTGGTCAGGGACGCGACCGTAGTCAACAACCTGGAAGAGCAGGCATCCCCCATCGATATCCGTAACGCGGGCAAGGTCGCGCTGAAAGACCTTGCCATGCGCTATCTCCGCAACGGGATAATCGGGGCCTTGAGCACCATCAACGGCGTGGCCTACGCCAGCGCTACTGAAGCGCAGAAAGACGCGTGGCTGGCGGACAATGCGGACCGGGTTCTGTTCGGTTCGGCCAAGTCCAATAATGCCGCCAACGACCATTCCGCCGCGCTGGCGCTGGTCAATTCGACGGATGACAAGCTGTCCGGGCCAATCGTGGAGCTGGCCAAACGCATGGCGCAAACGGCGACCACCGCCAACGGAGACGGCATCCGCCCGTATGTATACGGGGAAGATGAAGAGACGTATGTGATGTTTGTTCCTTCCTTTGCATTCCGTGATCTGCGGGCCTGGATGGTGGCTAACGAGCATTGGGACCAGGCCCTTGAACGGAGCGAGAAAAACCCCCTGTTCTCCGGACCTAACTCCATCGTATGGGAAGGGGTGATTGTCCGAGAGATTCCGGAAATGCCAGTTCTGACCGGGGTGGGAGCGGACGGCATTGATGTGGCCCCCTGCTTCCTGTGCGGCGCGCAGGCCCTGGGTGTTGCCTGGGCGCAACGCACGAAGACCACCGTCCGCAAGGAAGACGACTACGGATACCGGCAGGGCGTTGGTTTTCAGGAGCTGCGGGGTATCGAGAAGCTCCAATGGGGCAAAGGCGGAGCGGATGCGGTTGACTGGGCGGTATGCACCGTCTACGTGAGCGGCGAGGCCGACGCCTGAAAAGTGCTGTTGTAGCGGAAACGCGGGGGAGGTTATCAGCCTTCCCCGCGCAACAGGAAGGCACATATGACATTCGCTGAAATAGAGGAACTCGCTCGATACGAAATCTGTGATGATACCGGCTTTTCACCAGGTGATTTCCTGGTCAAGCCCTCACAGATGCTGGCCTATGCCAACGAGGCCGAGATGGAAGCCTGCGTCAGGGGGCGGTTGCTGCGGGATTCCTCCACCACGGAGATCTGCCGGATAGCGATCAGTCCCGGCCTGGCCGTCTATGATTATGACCCTCGAATAATTCTGATACTCAGGGGCAGCATTACCGGCTCCACCAAACCGCTGACAAGGATAAGCCACACTGTCATGGACGCCAAATTGCCGGGCTGGCAGGACATGACCGGCAATGTTAGGGCGTTCGTCACCGGCATGGACACGGGGAAGATCCGCTTCGACAGGATTCCCGCGGCCGGCGGAGTCCTCAACCTCACGGTATCCAGGGCGCCGCTGTCTACGATGAAATCCTCGAAGGATGCTCCGGAGATACCCGCCAGGCTGCATCAACACCTTATTCTCTGGCTCAAGCACAAGGTCTACAACAATCAGGATGCGGAACTGTTCGACAAAAACCGCGCAGATATCCACCTGGCGGAATTCGAACGGATATTCGGAAAGCGGCCCGCCGACCCGTATGACATTTTCGCGGCCATGGAGTTCACCAACGAAGTTCCAGGTATGGAATGTTGTGGAGAAGATTACTACTAGGAATTCCAGTCATGCCCACCATCACTTACAAACACTACGGCCGAAACAACGTGGACGACGCGCTCAACGTCGGCGCTCCGGTCCCGAATATCCGCCGCCTGGTATTCACCGAGGCAACGGACCTCGTTAACGTGGACCCGGACAACGACGGTGGCTGTTCGCGGCGTGGCGGATTTGTGAAACGCTACACCGGCAACGTCCGCTCAATGTTCGCCAATGACGACATTATCCTGTTCCACGAAGGAACTGCGCTGAAGAGGTTCGACCCGGACACATTCGGCTCCACGTTCGTCAATATCAACGTCCAGAACGGGGCCGATGTGGCGTACCAGGACGTGAACGGGCTCATCGTATGGTCCGACGGGACCATCATCCGTAAGGTTTATGGCGGAGTGGATTTTCCCTTGGCTGCTCCTGCGGCGACATTCAAGGTCGCGACACCAGCGGGCCGCTGTTTTGCCGTGTTCAAACAACACCTGTTGGCGGGCCAAGATGACGGCTTTGTGGTCACCGATCCCGAGAGCGTTGACGAAATGGATTCCCGGCAATGCTACTTTCCCTTGGGCGGACCGGCGATAGAGATCCTCCCGGTTGACGGTGGGCTGTATGTCTCCACGGACCAACGCATCTATTTTGTCGAGGGTCACGGTCTGCCGCAATGGCTACAGCCTGGAGCAGTCCGGGTAGTATCCAATGCCCCGATAATCAAGGGGAGTGGAATTACCCTCAACACCAGCAAGACCGGTCTCAAGGACGTGACAGGAAATATCTGCATGTTCGCCACGGCGACAGGATACTGCTACGGTCTGCCCGGAGGGATCGTTATATGCGCCACAGAGGGGAAGGTGGAGCCGGGTGCAGGGTATGTGGCAGGGACGGCAATATTGCGTGAGTCTGGTGATGTGACGCACTATTTAACGGTTCTCAGGGACGCAGACGAAGATACTCATTGTGAGGTGGTAAACACGGAGACCCAGGGGCCAGCACGGTACACCAACTTTGGTTTCCGGTCTATTGTGACCTACCAGGGGCGGCTGTTTGCCTGCAACGCATCGGGGATATACGAGTTAACAGGGGACACCGACAACGGCACGGCAATCCAGTCAAGCGGATTATCCGGCGTCAGCGATTGCGGGACCAACAAGATCAAGGTGTTCCCGGACTCCAGGCTTACACTCCGATGCGAGGGAACCCTTGAGTTTGATGTCTCCGTTGACGAGAAAACCGCGTTAACTTACCCGGTCACGTTCGCAGAGGGTCGAGAAGGTATCCATAAGAAGCGACGCAAGTTAGCAAGGGGCGTAAAGGGCGGTCATATTCAACTCGGATGGCGCAATGTGGATGGCTGCGATTTTTACTTGCAAGAGATAGAACTCGATTTCGCAGAATCAGCGACGAGGAGGGTTAGATAATGGCTGATATTGATAGCTTCCACACATTTGCCCAGGACAAGTTGAACGATGTACTGTCAGCCGCAGCAGCGGGGGCGGATGATCTCGGTAATGCCGCATCGGGATACCTGGGGTTTTACAACTATGCCGATGTCCCTGAGTGTGACGCCACCGTTAACTATACACCAGCTCCCGCGACCCTCGGTTCTGTTGAAGGATACCAAACTCCTACTCCTGAACCTACGGTGGATTTTTCGGAATTGGATCGGACCAATATCGGAACCGTCACCGGGTACGCTCAGCCAGACATCTATGCAGAATTTGCCCCCGACAGTTTTGACCCTTCGGCAATCAGCGGGGAGATCGCAGCGCTCGCGGCAAAGGTTGTAGAGGCAATGGACTCTGGCGGTCCTGGTATCACCGATGCGGTGCAGACCGCCCTCATGAACAACATGCGAGCGCGGGATCTCCAGACTCTTGACGATGTGTTGTTGAGAGTCCGACAGGAAAACAGCATGTCGGGCTGGCCGCGCAGCAACTCTCTGATGGAAGCGGCGGAAGCAGAACACAGGAAGAAATACCAGGATACCTACGATAACCGCAGCAATGAGATCCTTGCGCTTATGACGGAACGGGCGCACCAGACCGCAATGACCGGCCTTAACGCTGGAATACAGTTAACGCAAATAAAGAGTAATCTCCAGGCTGATGTATGGAAGCTCTACTACTCCATGCAAGGGCTAATTCTGGATAAATACAAGACAGATGTCCAGGCAGAAATAACCAGGGTAGAGGCTGAGATAAAGAAGATACTGGCCGACTACGACCTCATCAAGGCCGGGGTGCAGGCTGAAACCGGCCTGAAGCTGGATCTGTTCAAGACGTTGGCGCAAGGTGAAGAAACTAGGGTTAAGAATGAAACTGCATTGGAGATAGCCAAGTCCGAAGTGATTTTGAAGTCCAACGACAACCTGTTACAGACGGCACTGGCAAATGCCAAAATCGAATTGGAGTCCTGGACGCAACACATCAACCAACTGACCGAGCGAGGCAAGATCGACATTCAGCAACTAACAACCAACAATCAGTTGAGGGTTGAGGCCGCGAAGTCCCAGGCTGAATACTACAAAGGTGTCATTTCTTCCATCGCACAGATGGTCAGCACTATCCAACTCAAGGAGGAATAGCGTGGGTATTTATCCTGATTGGTTGGGACCGTTGATGGATGTGGTAGCCGCAAATCCTCCCCCGGACGTGACCAGCCTGGAGTACGCGACCAGACCGCCAGAAGTAACCGGGCTGGAATATCAGCCAGTGTTGTATCCCCCGGAGGTTACGGGTCTTGAATATGTTGGATAGGAGATATTCATGTCAGTAGTCATACAGTTTGAAGTCCCGGAGGCGGGAGCGGGAGAAGGCGAGGCGGTAACGGCGATATGGTACGAATCGGCGGATGGCGCGGAATATACCGAAATAGGCCGATCCTTGTTGTCTGCCCTGCCGGTGGAATCGGGAAAATATGTATGGGAACTGGAGGACGCGGATAACGCCAACTATCAGCTTATCAAAACAGCAACGTCTGGCGGGGTGGTGAGTCCCTTTGGTATGCTGCTCCCTCCCCTGCCTTCGGTTCTCGGCCTACAGGCACTCCACGGCAACGCCAAGGAGTTTGGCGCAGCAACATGGAGCGAAGGGGATACCGTCACCATGACCCTGCAAGGAGAGCAACTTGTCGGTGGTGTGGTGCTGGAGCCGGTAATAAGGACTACCAACGTTAACGCACAAGGGCTGTTCACTTTGACGCCGGACAAAGGGGCGACTGTGACCATTAAAGTCGCCAACGTGACGACCGGTAAGGTCTACTACAACAGGATCATCACGGTGACGCAGGATAGCGTAAGAAACCTGTCGGATTATTAAGGAGTCAGAATGCTTTCTTCATATTTTTACGGCGCGGGAGCGACAGCGGCGAATATCCTGGCCGATCAGGTCGCTATACTGACCGGGGAGACGAACGTTGCGAACCTGTCCGCCAGTTGCGACAAAGTTAACACGGTTATTGATGCCTCTGTAACGGTTGCCGGGTGGACACTTCACGACGCAGCCGCAGGGACCAATGCCGTTTGCCTCAAGGCTGCGATGGCTGACAACGCCAGTCAATACAAGTACCTCGTAGTGGATACCAACACAGCCGGGTACATCTTCCTGAAGGGCTACGAAACCTGGGATGCGGAAGGACATTCTGGCACGAACTTGATTTACCGCAGTGACGGGAACGCATATTCGCAACGGATCAATACCACTCTGGGTGGGCGATTGGATATATCTGCCTCCGTCAGACATTGTTTTGCTTACTCCTACCAGAACGGGCTATATGGATCGAGTACCGGAACCGCACCATGCGGGATACTGGAGCGTACTAGAAGATCCCCTTGGGATACTGTGGCGAATGGCTATCCTCCGTTTGTGTTTATGAGTGGGTTTAACACGAACATATCTTACGAACCGCGTAGCCTGAGCGCGGCGGGTTCTGATGTTGTTGCCTCTTATGCCGCTGCCACACCGATCCACTTTTTGGGAGTGCTAACGAACCCTAGCACGACCGTGCCAAGTGACGAGTTAAAGACACCAAAACACATGATGATCCCCTTTGGGGTGGCGCGGATAGCAGACGGACACCTGGGCGGGGATATATCCTCGCTATGTGATATATGGCTTACGACCTACAACAGCGGCAGCACCTACGACACCCTTGTTGTGGGCAGCGCGACCTATATGATATGGGCGGTTGCCGCTACATGGCGGTTTGCGGTTCGGAAGGGGTAATCTATGGCGCAATGGGCGGCAGAAGGGAATTACCTCAGCGGAGGCTATGATGGCGAGGATGTGTTATGTGCCTTGTATCAGATGCCAGGATATTACATAGCTCCGAGTATTGGCGGTGTCGGTGGCGAAGAACAGCAAACCAGTGGCGGAAGCATCATCGGGTCCGCGATTGTGAGGGGTGTCAATGGTCCGTAAACCAGGCGATAGCTACCATGGAGAGTTTACCGTATGCAATCCGCAGACTGGCGGTGCGGTTGCCGCCGATTCCCTTCCCGTCGCATCGGCAGCAGTTAACGGGGTGGCGGATGCTGCGTTTGTGCTGACTGTTGCCGCTATCGAGGTTGGGCGGTATTCGATTACCGGTACTGTCCCGGCATATTCGGCAGGAGACATAGTGGTAATATCTGTTGCGGCATCGGTGGATACTGTTCCTGGTAAGGGTGTTGTGGACCGGTTCACTATTGATACTGCTCTCCCAGGTGAAAACGCAACTGCGATTGAGGCTCTTCCTGTCCCTCCAACAGCGGCACAGAACCGGGCGGAGATGGACAGCAACAGCACGAAACTTGGCTATCTGGATGCGCTCATATCCTCCAGGGCTACCGTTAACGATGTCTGGTCTGCCGCAACAAGGACCATTACCGACAAGACCGGGTTTTCCCTGTCAACCGCCTGCATCCTTGCGATCTGGAATCAAGCCACGGCAGCAGCCGGGATACTTGCCAACACGTTTGGAGCAAAGTTGCGTGATTGGGTTCTCGGAGCAGACAACAAGGTTCTCGTTTCCACTGACGCGCAAGACCTGTCAGGAACGCTCGACGTTAACGCCAAGACCGTTGAAGACAAAACGGGATATGCGTTAACTTCGGCGTATGACGCGGCGAAAACGGCGGCATCAGCGGCGTCTGTTGCGGCAATACCCACTACCCCCCTCTTGGCCGCAGACGCGAGGCTGGACCGCATTGCCTCAATACCTACGACCCCCTTGCTGGCGGCGAACTATACCGCGCCGGATAATGCCTCCATAACCGCAATCCTGACCGCACTACAACATGCCACTTACGGACTCGCGGCCCTTGATAATCAAATGGATGGCATCATCGCAGCCCTTGAAGGTAGCGAATCGGTCGGGACGGGTGTCCAAACCCTGTTAACTCGCCTGACGAATACCCGCGCAACACTCATCGACAATCTGCAATATCTCACCGAAGTTCCAGGTCTGACCGAGGGACAGATTGATGTTCTTACCGAGGCAAGAGACGAGGCAAAACTTGCCCGACAACTGGCAGGAAACAAGGACGTTATCTCTCCTGACGGACTCACCGTGACCATCTACGCTGACGACAAGACGACCCCCCTATGGACGTTCAATATCCCTGACGCCAAGACCAGGATACCGGCATGATAACGTCATTTCTTGGTGACGGGACAAAGGTTTCCGTTGACTCGACGTACAACCTGCGGTGGCTCTCCTATGCCGAGCAGCAGATGGCGGGACTGGCGAGGGCAAGGGAATCGGCCAATGTGCCATCTCTGGCGAAGAAGTACATCCCGGAAAACGGGATAATCGTTCACGTCAGGGTCTCGTCGGACGACAGGGAAATCGAGATCATCAGAGAGCGGGTGGACGGTTTCCTGTTCCACCCGCGTTCCGGAGAGATTGACTGGAAAGCCCATACTTTTTGGGCGGGATTGGCTTACCGGACGGTCCAGTTTCCCTACGTCAAGGGTGCAGGGTGGCAGCCGAACGGGAAACCATTGGAATGGTTGCCGGTTGAGTATCCCCTGGCCGATGACGACAAGGGGACCAGGAACATCAAGCGGCGCAGCGGCAACGGGAAATGGAAGTACATCAAAAACCCCCCGGAAAACTACGGCAATATCGACTGGAAAGGGCGGAGTACGGCGGCCCCCGGCGAACGCTCCAACGCCCCTATACTGACGTGGAAAGGGCCGCGCTCCCGATATTTCGCCGAGGGGATGGAGTTTCCGCCAACAGGCGAGCCATATTACACGCCCAACGTCTACGAGTCCGGGCGGGTGCTGGTCTCTGTTCCGGTCTCGGAAGAGCCATACACATACGGAGGCTTAGAAGAACCAGTCCCGTATGTCGTGCTGGGCGCGGCATTGACCAAGGATGCGGAAGACGAAATGTGGCTGGTAGTGGTCGCCAAGGAATATTTCACCGACTTTCTAACCGGCGCAACCCGCAACTCGTTGAGAGTAACGGCCCGGAAGTACAAGGTGTTGGACGATAAACAGAACGGTTGGTATCACGAAGAAGATAACCCGGAGGGTTGGCGGATACTGCTCGATGGTGGCAACTTTCCCGACTCATCTCCTTGGCATTTCAACGCATCTGGAAACGAAGCGAGTTCAGTTCATAAATGGGTTATCCGCACCATTGCCATCAACATTAACAATCTGATCGCTGAAATGTCGGAGGTTGCGGCGGCGGAGAATATTTCCGGGACCGGACACCAGGAAGGGACCGGGATAATGACCGGACCCTATGCCGGATGGGATGGCGCGGTATATTCGCCAAGAGGTGAGCTTGTTGACCCGTATTCCGGTATGTGGATTGATTCCAGCAATAATTGTGTCGGGTCATGCAACTACTACCAAGGCGGGTATGGGTTTCGGTCAGAAAGCGTGGAGGCTGTTTGTGCCGTTGATTACAAGGGTGATACGAAAGTAGAAGCACGATTATCCTACACCTCTTCAGCCAAGAAAGAAACGGCATTAGTGCAGGAAATTTCCGCCACAGCAACCACTCTCCCAGGTACTGACCTGCCAACAAAAGGCAACCAGCACGGGACCAACCGGGGTGGAGCAGTTTCTACATATGACTGTCAAGTGCAACTAGCGATTGGCAGCATGACCACGGACCTTTACAGCGAGAGTATCAGGGCGCACAATGGCACCAAGGGTCACCTCAAGTACACGATTGTCGAGTGGTATGGCAATGACCCGTCCAAGGTATCCGGTACAGCGTGGCACCTGGAACTTGACGATGAGGAACATAATACTAGTGCGGGGGCAGTGGTGTTCATGGACCTTCGGCACGACATCGTTGTAATCGCCAAGAAAAAGATTTACAGCAATGTAACCAGACACAGAAACGAATACACCTATGACTATGATACGGCTACATACGACTGGCCTCCTGATAAAGATACGACTACCGTAGATTACGAAACGACCATGAATATCGTTGGTGCTGGTGTGGATGAGTTGCCATGGTATGATCAATTCGTTTTCACAGACGACGATGAGAATATTACGATGCAATATCCTACCTGGGCCAACATCACGGATATGTCGGCAGACTACCCGCTGCAGTCCATCCATTTTCGGTACTCAAATCAACCAATAGGCTCATGGGCGGTAGATCGGCATGGCAATCATTTCTACTCGATGCTGAAAAAGGACAAAGTCTATAACTATCTGACGGACGGGGAACCGGTTGGGTTAACGGAGACGCCGGGGGAGAACCCGGTGTTCTTTCCTGTCGCGCCGGTATGAGATGCATTAATCAGGCGATGCAGGGTAGGCAGGCGTATTTTATCAGCCATCATGTTCAATATAATATTGAACGCTAAAGGAGGGGGTACACAATGGCCGTGAACAGCAAGAGAGGGATATGGGGAATAGGCGAGCTGTTCGATAACCACAAAAAAGCGATAGAAAACGTTCCGAGGCCAGGAGATGTGCTCAGTGTCCCTGTGCGCGCTGCCAAACAGGTATTCCAGACTGGTAAATATCTAGCTAACGAAGGAATGGGCGCTGCGACGGGAATAAAATTCCCGGGTATCGAGGCAGCCTCAGAACCAATCTTTAGGCGCGTCACGGATCGTATAGGAAAAATCGGCGAGACACTCAAATCAGAGATGATTGCGCATGGAGCTACTACTACCGCTCCTTCGCAGAGAGGCAAAATAATGTCCTCCGCCCAGGCGGCGGAAATACCGAAACCCTTGGGAACATCTCCAAAGTTATCCCGGATGAGCAACGGGCAGTTGCCTGGTAATTATGTAGCGGAGAAAGGGGGAGTAAACAACGCTCTCGACTCCATAATGAATGCGGAGTCCAGTCAGCCGAAACCGCTGGGAACATCTCCGGAGGCAGCTCCAACCAAAACCACCCCCTCTGATACCGGCGCCGGCTTCGCCATAGTGGACGGCAGGCGCATCAACTACAGCGACATCGGGACCAGCCGCGACCCGCTGAAAAAGAACGGTGGTTTCGCCATGGCGGGCAGTGTCCCGGGCATAGGAGAGATCCCGGCGGACCCGGCAATCGGCGCCATGGAGCGCGAAGTAAGAAGAATCCAGGGTGTCCAGGATGAAGCCAACCTTGCCGGCATAGGTTACATGCAACCAAAAGCCGCCCGCCGGTCAATCGCCTTTCGCCAGCACCAGCAGGACCTGGATCAGCGGGGCGACTTGGTGGCTATTGCGGCGCAAAAAGAAGCGAATGACACGGATTATAAAAACAGGGCGTTGGCTATCAATGCCCCGCTCATTGAGGCACAGGCCGCGAACAACCTTGCTGAAGGGAGGGCGAAAGAATTCGCCATCTCCCCGGAAGGCGTCAAGCAGGCGCAGTCGAAGGGCGAAGCGGCAGACTACAAGGAAAACGTGAACAGATATTTCAACATGGTAAAGGAGCGAAACCTGCCGCAATCATGGGCGGGCAAGCATATGGAAATAGCCAAGAAATACGCTAATGCCGACGACCCGGCAAACGATTACGGCATCTTCTTCAACCCGGACACGCCGGACAGCATGGGCATCGGGACCAGCAAGAAGCTGTTCCTCCCCATCCTTCAGGACTACATGAAAAAAGGCTATTCGCAAGGAGACGCCATGGCCCGCGCGTTCCGATACCTGCAAGGCCTGGAAAAAACAAAAGGCAAGCTCTACGAAGACGTGCCGAACATTCACCGTCTGCCATCCGAAACCAAGCCGCAATACTGAACAGGAGCGCGACAAATGGGCGTTTACGATAAAGAACTACCTGAATTTCTCAACGCGGACATAGATTCCATCCTGGCAGATTTCCGCTCCAAACCGATTGCCCCCTACACTCCCCCTCCCGCCCCCGTGGTGGAGGACGGCGAATTCGTCAAGGGCGTCAAGAGGGGGATGGAGGGGCTGAAGAGTTCCGCCTATGGCGCTGCCGGTCTCGTTGGTTCTGGCCTGGGGATAGATTCCTTGCGCGACTGGGGATACAAGGGTTTCCTGGAACACGAGGAAGAGGCCGCCCAGCATGCGGGCCGGGTGCAAAACATCGAGGACATCAAGAGCATCGGCGACGTGGGAGACTGGGCAACCGGTACGTTCGGCAGTCTGGTGCCGTCCATCGGAGAGGCGGCGGTAACATCGGCTGCTGGCGCGATTATCGGTTCAGCTATAGGCCCGGAAGGTACGATCGGTGGGGCTGTGACAGGGCTTGTGGGCAAACAGGCTGCCAAGTCCATGATGCGCAAGCTGGCTCGCGAGTACGTCAAGGGAGGCATGGAGCGCCAGATTGCAAAACAGGCGGCCAAAGAAGCCGTGGAATCGCTGCCCGCAAAGGCTCTGATGCGCAATCTCGGCACAAAAGCGGGCATTGTCGCCGGAACGGCCCCCATCGAAGCGGGCGCCATGTGGGGCGAGGGGATGCAGCAGGGCAAGGACAACCCCTATTCCGCCGCGGTATTCGGCACCCTGTCCGGTCTGTCCGAGCTTGTCGGCGGCGAGGCTGAACTTATCGACATATTCACCAACCCGGCCCGTCAGGCGGTGAAGGGAAACATCATCAAGCGCATCGGCATGGAGATGGTCAAGATCATCCCCCAGGAAGCGGCGCAGGAAGCCGCGCAGGAGACCCTTGCAATCATCAATCGCAAGCTGGTGGACCCGTCGTTCGACATGTTCGGCGAGGAAGCGCGCAGCCGCGTGCTCAACTCGGCGGCGGCCGGGGCCATCGGCGGTTTCGCCTTCGGCGCGGCCGGCGGCGTCAAATCCAAAGGCCCGCTCACCAGGGCGACGGAAGCGGCGGTTCCTCCCGCCACACCTCAACCCGCGATGGAGCCAGATCCCTTCCAGGACGAACAACCGCCCCACTACTCCGAAAAGCTGGAAGAAGAAGAACAGGGGCTCCAGGGCCAGCAAGGCGCGGGCAGCGAAGGGGACCTTGCCGGTCAGTCCACCGGACAGCAACAGGTCAATCAGGACGGCTCGAGCGTCGGCCATGGCATGGGCGAAACAGACACCGTATTGTCCGGAGACGAGAAGGAAAGCGCAAAACCGCAGAACGAGCAACAGAGGTCAACGGACGAACTGCTCCTGGACGAGGCCAGAGAGTGGGCGGCCTCCTCCGGAAAATCCCAGCTGATGAAAGTACACGGAGAACCGGAGGCCGATTACCGCAAGCGCATCATCAATGCCTATCAAAACCGCGACAAAAAGCCCCCCGCACAACTGGCGGACACCGGACCGAAATACGCCAGCGTCCAGCTTGTCAATCCGGAGACGGGCGAAATCGAGATAGTCAGGCCCGAAGAGGCAGGGGCTCGTCTCGCGGCAGGATGGAGGCCCATTGAACAAGATGTTTCACCCGTCACCCGTCACACATCACCTATCACAGACTTAAACACCGTCACCGAAAAAGACCGCGAATCGCTCAAATCCGCCATGGATCGGCTGCAATACTGGGAGCATTCCGGCACGGACGGTGGAAAATCCAACAGGGAACAGCTCTATCCGTGGCTCTCCTCCTGGCCTACTACCACGCCTGCCGAAGTCGGCAAGGCAATCGGGCGGTTCCTGGAAGGAAAGAAACTGGGAGAGGTTCAGCAAAGGCTCGTGGAAGCTGCGCTGGAGTACGAGCGGGAAAACTCCGTCCCCTTCGACATAGCGGAAGAAACAACCGAAGAAGACGCCCCCCAGGCGCAAAGCGCCCCGGCGGAAAAAACGCCTCTGTCCGGAACCGTTCGCGCCAAGGCGAAGGCCTACGCCCAGTCTGCGGGCATGGACCTGGACGGAGCAACGGACGAAGAGATAGCAGCCTTCGTCAACAAGTATAGAGCATGGAAATGGGCCAAAAGGCAGGAAGAACACTTAACGAAGAAGATAGAAAAGACCAGAGAGCCGAAGGCCCTGGAGCGTCTGGGCAGATCACTGGCGGAGGCGACCAGCAGGCGGAAGAAACTGGAACCGGAAGGGCCGGTCGGCGGCGCGGAGCCCATTACTGATCACCCATCACCTATCACTGACGTTACCCCTGATCACAACGCCCGCTGGGCCGAAGTCAGAAGAAAGCATCTCCTGAATAAGCTGGCGCAGGAAAAAGAGCCCAGGGCGCGGGAGCGCATAAGAAACACCCTTGCCCGCCTGGAGGCCAAACGAGTTCCGCGACAGGAAGAAGCAGGAGAAAAAGGCGACGCCGAAAAACCGGCTTCGCAGAATGCCCCAGAAAAGGTTTTCGAGGGCAAGGCAATACCTGAGCCTGGCCCGGAAAAGGAATCAGAAAAACATAAAGCCACTGCTAAACAGTGGCTCTTGACTGCGTTTGACAAGAGAACCGGCGCTGATACGTCGGCAGACACTACCAGCCTTGCCAGCACGGGTGACACAGCTCGCCATGCTACCGATTCTACTCTTGATAAAACATTACCATCGGAAGACGCAAGTGTCAAAGATAGCGCCGGGGCCGTTCCGCCTGCCTCGGGGGAAATGTCGAAGGCGCCAAGTATGGTCAGGGATTTTGCCGCAAAGGTATTGAATGGTGAAGACCATCCAAAAAGACTGGTCTTCAAAGTGACAACGGAAACAAAACGCCAAAAAGTTATTAACGATACCGGTGTTGATATAGGTGGATCAGTGGAAATGGTTCTTCCCGATTCAATTATCCATGTGAAAAAACGGCACTTGGATATTACTCTCGACGACTGGGAAAGACTCCCTGAGATAGCGGAAACATTCAACGTTTCATACATTGGGCGCGCAATTGGAGATCCCAAAACAAAAAGAATGATTTTCGTCAGAGAAAGCGACCCTTATCAATATGTATATGTGGCTGAATTTGCAAGCGGGGGCAGGGGAAAAAGGCTTATCGTTAAAACCTATTTCAAAGATACGTCCAAAAATGTAGAAGATTTCCTTGAAAAAAATGCGCAAAAAACAAAAGAGGCTTCTTCTGGTGTCGGGGATCTCACCCAACCTGCTTTACGCCCCCAGAATTCCACCTCTTCTGTGAATATTGTTGCCAATTCCGATGGCAATGTCAAGGAAAACGAAGGGAAAATAGACGACTTTGGAGAAAAGATAGGCAGTGCGCGGAAGGGCCGGTTGCGGCAGGCAGAGCAGGGCCAACAGCAGAGCGAACAGAAGAAAACCGTCGGCGAGGAAAAGCCGGTCAGGTTTGCCCTCCGTCCAGACATGAGCAACAAGGAAGCCCTTCCTGGCCTGGTGGAAAGAGGCGTAAACAACTATGCGCCGGGAATGAAATTTCCGGATTTCGCCAAAAGGATGAAGGCGGAGCTCGGCGAATTATGGGAGCGCTTCAAGTCCATGATGTTCAAGGTGTGGCATCAGGTGCGGGCGAAGTTCGCCGAAGAACGGGGAAGCTTGTCGCGGGAACAAAGAGAGGAAAGCTTGTTTCCTGTCGATGCCAGGGCAGAAGAGGAGAATTTCCGAAAACAGTTAAACGATCCGGATTCTAACCGGAGGTCATTGGTTGAGGTGGGAAGTACCCCCAAGATTCTAGTCAGATTGGGAGCGCAACAGAAACCACTTTACATATCTCGAACGACCATTGAGAAGATAACAATGCCGGAAGGGGTCGGTAAAGGAAAACACAATTTGCCGATTGATGTTCTGGACGTTCTCTATCGAAACTTGCATGACCCGGTAATGGTCCTTGAATCAAAAGTTGAGAATATTAAAGCATTCGTTGTAGTTACCGAGATGTTCGTCAATCAGGGGGGACGGCAGGTACCGGTTATTGCTGCAATTCATATCAACGAGCAGCACGGGCGTAATGTGATTAATAGAGTCGCGAGCGTTTACGGTAAGGATAGTCTGAAGTGGTTTGAAAATGAAATATTGGAACGGAGGGTAGTCTACCGTAGTAAACAGAAAAGCCCTTCATGGCTCATGACTGCTGGGCTCCAATTGCCCAGGGTGAGAGGAGCTATGAAGAGCTTAACTGGTTCAAGGATACTTACCGAGGATGATGTTGTCAAGCCGAAGTTCGCCGTTACTGCGGAAGCTTACGGCATCCCGGCCGCCGATATCCAGGCCGCTTTCGGCCCGGTGTACGCCAACCTTCGGAACGCTCCCCCCTGGCGGGTAGTGCAGACGGCGGCGGAGCTGCCCAAGCGCGCGCTGGATGACGCGGCCAGACGCGGGATGCCGCAACGCTTTCTCCAGGCTGTCTACCTGGGTAATGAAGTCGTCTACGTGGCGGACCATTTCAGTTCCATCGAGGAGGCAAAACAGGTCATCCTCGAAGAGGTCGTAGTCCATCACGGCCTGCGCGCGATCATGCCGCGGGATGCCTACGAAAAGCACATGCTCCATGCGGCGCTCTGGTACGCCAACAAGCGCACGGAAGACTGGAAGGCCCTGGCGGAGGGGTACGGGCTCGACCTCAAGACCCGCGCCGGACGCATCGAAGCGGCGGAAGAAATGATCGGGCGGGATGCCAGAACCGGCAAGAATTCCACCATGCTCTCCCGCATCATCGCCGCCGTGAAAGAATTCCTCCGAAGCATCGGTTTCGATGTGGGGTATGGCGAGGCGGAGATCCGGGAGCTGCTCGGCAAGGCCCGCCGGTATATAGAAGGCAAAGAAGCTCCCTACGAAAAAGAGGGGGAGGGGGGTATTGACTACGGCGCGCTGCTGCGGAAGCTCAGGGAACAGGGAATCACGGATGAGCAGCTTCAGGCATTCATGGCGTATCAGCCTGGCGGGGGAAAATTCGCCGCCGCCTGGCACGGCAGCCCGCACGATTTTGAAAAGTTCCTGGCTGACAGGATCGGGACCGGGGAAGGGGCGCAGGCTTACGGTCACGGATTGTATTTCGCCGGGAACAAAGAGGTGGCGGAGTATTATAAAAACAATGTTAAAGACTGGAAAAAAATAGATGAAATAAACAAGCGTCTTGGTGAACTTTCCAGGGAAATGGACAAGCATCGTGGACATGAATACGGCAAGTTCAAAGATCAAAAGGGCTATGAACTAAAGGATGAATACGACCGATTGCTAGATGAAAAGCTCGAAATGAAAGGCCGCCTCTACCAAGTCGAACTCGCGCCACAAGAGGATGAGTTTTTATTATGGGATGTGCTGCTGAGTGAGCAGAGCGAGAAGGTAAGAGCCCAGGTCTCCAACGAAGTTCCGGAACACAAGGTTGATAGGTTCGGTTTTTTGCGGCTCGGCGATAAAATGATAGAAGGGGATGGCAAAAAAGAACTTACAGGCCGTGACCTTTATATGTTGTTTAAGATGAAGACAGGAAGTGAAAAGGCTGCCTCCGAATACCTCCACGCCCTCGGCATCCGTGGCATCAAGTACCTTGACGGCGCCACTCGCAGCAAAAACGGCTACATCCTCCTGGACGGCAAGAAGATAACCAAGGGGACCACGGCGGCCTCGAAGACCGCCTATGACGCAGTTTCCAGCGCAGGGGGCATACAAGAGGGGCTTGATATCCTTTCCGGTGTCAAGTCCTCGGACAAAACCACGGCGGCGGCAAGGGCCATCGTCGAAAACTGGCTGGAGAAAGGCGCGACATATCACGAGGGAGATTACAACTACGTAATATTCTCCGACGAAGATGTTGACATCGTGGCGAAGTTCGCCCGAGGCAAAGCGGGCGGGAAACCCCTATCGGATGTGGAATTCAATTCTGTCCTTGAAAGGGTCGCCATCGGGCTTGAAGACGCGGACCGAGCCGGGCTGTTTGTCCCGGTTGAATCGTATGAGGCGCTGCCTGCGGCGATACGCAAGGAAGCCCAGCGTCAGGGCGATAATCCCAATGATATAGAAGGCGCTTATCATAATGGCAAAGTATATCTGCTGAGAAAAAACATTACAAGCGCCCGGCGGCTGGAAGAGTTGATTTTCCACGAATGGCACGGGCATTTCGGCCTTAACCGGATGTTCGGCGCCGGAATCAAAAAAGCCATGGTTGACCTCTACAAGAGCCTGGGCGCATCAAAGATGTACAGCATTGGCCGCAAATATGGAATAAATCTGATGCAATACGGCCAGGCCCTTGCAAAGGCCGGGTATGACATGGACACCCGGCGGGCTATCATGACGGAAGAAATGCTGGCGCACCTGACAAAAGAATTCAGCTCCGGCAAGGTAGCCGCCAAGGTCAGGGAAATAATCGGCATGATTCGGGACTGGTTGCGGCGAAACGGCTTCATGGAGCTGGCGGAGTATGGAGAGACAGACATCGCCCATCTCTTGAAACAGGCCAGGGCATACGCCAGGTCAGGCGTTGGCGAAAAGGCAGGGGAAACCATATTTGCCAGGCGCGAGGCGCCGGACGGTAAATTCGCCCTGTCAACCCTGAATGACGTAAAATCCCAGATAACCGAAAAGGGCGTCACCCTCAACACCACGGAACGCGAGGTCCTCGAGGCCGACCGGGACAAGGCGCTGGAGGCCATCAACGAAACGATCAAAGACTACGACGAACCGGGCCGGATGCTGTTCAGGGCCTTCTACGAAGCCGACCAGGACCAGGCCCCCGGCGTGGTGCCATACAACCCCGAGCGCGGCCACTACGCCGCCGGGGAAGACCTGAAAGGCTCCTGGTGGACCACCTCCCTTTCCACGGCCCAGGAGATAGCCTGGAGCAAGGCCCGGCCAGGGAAAAGGGTCAAGGTTGTCGCGCTGCCGGTGGACAAGTTGCCAAATGGCAACGTATACATCCAGAACACCAATCCGCCTGGTTTCGTCTATGATCTCTTCGTGGGTCTGCCCTCGGACGTTTCCATGAAGGACGTTCGGGAAATGCCGGTGGACGGAGGCGTGCGCTACGCCCTGGCCAGCGACGGCCTGCTCAGATACACGGAACAATGGGGGTCCGCCGAAACATGGAAATCCCTCGTGCGGCTCCTGAATCCTCTGGACTGGTCCAGGTTCAGGGAATGGATCGACGAGCACACCCCCGTTCACATCATGAACACTATCGGCCATGTGCTCAGAACCCCGGTGGAAGCAGCCGAAGCAGACAAGAACAAGGCCCCGCTTGTCGATACCGCCCTGGACCGGGAGAAAAACAAGAACTCCCTCATCCTCAAGCTTCTTGGCTGGTTCGGCGGCAAGGAAAAACCCGCCGGTTTCGTGGATAGATTGACGGAGCAATTCACCAGATGGGGCAACAAGGACCTGTCCACCGCCTGGGGCGTGATTGCGGACAACTACGCGCAACTCTCCGACGGTGACAAAAAGGGCGTCAACCTGCTCATCTATCGGGGAGACATAGACGGCAAGGCATGGCGCACCTACGACATGGTGAAGGACGATAATAAACTGGCCGAAAACCTCCCCTCCGAAGCGGCCTTTCAGGTCTACCGGGACATCCGGACCCACATCGACACCGTAGTGGCCGACACCATAGTGGCCGAGATGGAAAAGTCGGCGAAAGAAAACGGCATGTCCAGGGACGAGGTGGAAAAGCACATCTTCACCTTCCGTAACAACATGGCCAGACACCCCGGCTGGATGCCGCGCAACCATGGCGAAGGCGACTGGCAGGTGAACGTCTACCAGAGCATCACGGGCCTCAAGTGGGAAATCGGCCAGTACCGCGCCGTGCATCACTATCAATTCATCAAGAAAAACGGCGGCAGGGTAGACTTCGAAAAAAGCATAGACGCCCTGTCCGCCTACCTCCCGTACTTCCCCAGCAAGGCCGTGGCCGACGAGATAAAGACCCTCGCCCGGCGGTTTGGCCTCGCCTACGAGCACGAGAGCGGCACGGGCCGCCAGCGCGTCTATGTGGACAAGGGCGCGGAAAAGCGGCTTGGCAAGGCCATTGCGAAGCTGAAGAAAGACCTTTCCGTTGAGGGACTTCCAGAGAAAAAGCGTTTCGAGCTGCAAGGCAAACTGACCGGCCTGGAAGACGCCCTGTTCTTCGTCAAGGGTAACAGCCCGCAAAAGCAGATCCGCTTCTTCGTCAAGCAGGCGGCAAAAATCATCGGCAAGCTGGAACTGCAAAACAGCGTAAACATCCGCCAGGCGGAAGAGAATCTTGAGCAGGCCATAAAGGACAAGGAATCCGCGGCCGAGATAAAGCGGCTCAGGGACGAATTAAAACGCCTGGGGGACGGCAGCATCAAGGTCAAGGTCTACATGAAGCTCCAGTCCTCACGCTCCAGGGCCAACAGGCACAAAAAAGAAGTCATGGCCGACCTGAAAAAGGCCATGCCCGAAAACTACCTGGACTGGGCCGCCTACGAAACAAGGGTCGACTTCAACAACCGCTTGACCGAATCCACCTACGGCGACATGCAGAACGATTTCGCCATGGAACAGGCCCAGTTGCAGGCCGTGGAACGGGCCGCGTCCAAACAGGACATCACCAAGACCGAGGCCGCCGGCATCCGCCATCAGATCGTCCAGTCTCTGGCCGAGGTCCTCATGGCCAGGGGCGCCGGGGCGCATCGCATCCAGCGGGCGCCCTATCTCATCGAGGGATACGATACCGAAAACCCCATACAGGCCTATCAGGATTACATGACCTCCACGGCGGGCATGATATCCAAGGCCCAGTACGCCTGCGCCCAGTTTGAAAACTTCCGCTACGCCAAGCCCGAGGTAAAACCCTGGGCCGAGCAGTACATCAGGGACACCCTGCGCAACATGGGCGCGGCAGACCGCATCAGCGCCAACCTCCGATCCGTCGCGACCCTGGCCTATCTGGGCTTCAAGGTCTCATCCATGATCATCAACGCCACCCAGCCGTGGACGCTGGGGATTGCTGAACTGGGCAAGCACACCAAACAAAACTCGCTTGTGGCCATCGCCAGAGCGCAAAAGGACATCTTCAAAGGCGAGCTGTCTGCTGAGGAAAAGGAGATATTCTCCTCCGAGATATGGAAGGAGCAAGAACAGAACACCGTCATCCGGGAAATGGCGGGATCGGGTGAAGGGACAACCGGAAAGATATCCGGCTTCATCCACACCCTGACCGGCAAGGCCCTGTTCGGCTTCCAGGAAGTAGAAATGCTCAACCGCAAGACCGTCATCCTGGCCGCCTACAGGAGCTTCCTGGTGGACAAAATGGAACACGCCGAGGCTCTTGACAAGGCCCTCCGGGTCAACCGGCGGGTAAACTTCGAAATGTCCAGGGCCAACCTGCCGGGCTTCGCCCAGAAACCGCTGGGAAGAACCGTTTACGCCCTGCAATCGTTCATGTGGAATAACTGGAACTGGGTCTACAACAACCTCACCAGCGGCAAGAAAGAGGACATGGCGGCCATGCTCCGCTATGCGGCGGCCATGGCTATTATCGGCGGGGCGGCGGCGCTCCCGGGGTGGGACGAACTGGACAAGCTCTATCAGACCCTCTTTGGCGAATCGCCCAGGCTGGCCTTCAGGAAATGGACGAAACAGCACGCCCGCCAATACGGCACCCTGGGGGAGATGGTCAACGGCTTCGCCTGGCACGGACTCGCCAGCGCCACGGGCGTCAACATCTCCAACGCCATGCGCCTCCAGATCCCCATCGTCTCGCCGCTCCTGTCGGGCGACTCCCTCCCCGAGGCCGCCGGGGGCGTCTTCACCGGCCTTGCGCAGAAGGGGGGCAGAGCGGTTACCGCGGCAAGCCGGGGGGATTGGTACCGGGCGCTGGAAAACATCTCTCCGGAGGCCTTGGCCGGAGGCATGCGGGCCTACCGCATGGCCACCAAGGGCGCCACCACCGGAACCGGCAAGGTCATCTTCGACGAAAATGGCAGGCCCATGAAATACGGAACCGGTGAAGCGGCTGTCAGGATGCTGGGCTTCCAGCCGTCCCGCATCGCGGAACGAAACGACCTGACCAACGTGGAAAAGGGCCTCTCGGCGCACTGGAGGGAACAACGGGGGGATCTGCTGGCCGAACTGAGATTGTCAAAACCTGGTCAGCGTAAAGAGGTGATGGTGAAGATAATGAAGTTCAACCGGCGTCTAAGGACGTCCCAGGCCAACGGACTCGTCCCGGTCATCAAAACGGCGACCATCCGCCGGACCCTGAGCGACAGGCCCAACAAGGGCAAGGCTGAATGGCAAAGGGAGCAGTTGAGCGGGTAACCCGCCCTGAACGGCGGGGCTTGTCGCGCGCCGGTTTTGGAGGCTTGATTTTTTTGTTCATTCCGAAACAAGTGTCTTGAAGTAGTTCTTCATAGAATTTTGTGAAATAGCTCCAGCCATTTTGGAAGATTCTATCCAAGGTGGTTCTTCGTGTGTCATATTTCTAAGCTTCCAAGCTGAGAATTGACCAAATACATTATAGACTTCATCCAAAAGTTCGCGAGTCTCTTCAGTCATTATGTCAGCATCAAAAGTCACCGGCGCAGGAATAGCTTGAGAGCCATAACCTTTATATTCGTGATAAAGCGAGGGAACAACAGGGCCATGCGCCCAAGCCTCAATAGTATCCGCAAACAACGGTTCATCCATAATAGCCAAGTGAAAACCTTGTGCGTAATATACCAGTTTTTGCAATTTTAAATTAGAAATCAACTCCCCAACTTCTTCGTCGTTGAGGGTTAAGAAATATTTTGCGACATCAAAAACGCTTACCATCCGAAACCCTCCTTTTGTTGGGTTATTAGTCGTGAAAAACTATCCACATATTGTGCTTCGGGTAAAAAATCAACACAACATGCTGTATGTATTTATATTTTAGTAATAAGTTATATCACAAAAAATCAATAATGTATTAATTTTTCGCGATTCTTAAGGGCGCTCGGTTTGCGTTCCGTCACCGTGCATGGGATGAAGTCTCCAGAAGCTGTTCGGCAATCCAGGCATTGAGGCTTTTTCCCGCCTGTTTTGCCGCGATATATACCTTGCGGTGCAGATCGGGGGATATGCGCAACATGAATTTCCCGGTAAAAGGTTTTTCCGGCGCATGTCCCAGTTGCGCGCAGAAATCAAGATAGTCTTCAACGGAATCGTGGAAAGCGGCGCGTATCTCTTCCACGCTTGTTCCCTGAAAGGTGATGACATCGCGGGTATTGATGACTTCTCCGTGAAAAATTCCCGCGTCGTCGTCAAAATCCACTTTGCCGATATAACCCTTGTATTCCATCACGGCTTGACACCAGCTGTTTTCAGCAAGACCTCCGGATGCAGGGAAGCGATACGCAAAAGGACGCGCGCCGGTCCTTCCGGCTTGCGCCGTCCTTGTTCCCAGTTCCGCAGGGTAGCGACGCTGATACCCACCAACCGCGCGAACTTCTCCTGCGAAAGACCAAACTGTTCCCGAAGTTCGCGCACCTCGGTTTCGGGGAAATCAAAAGAGCGCGAAGGCTGCATGGTCCCTTTCAGGATTGCGGCGCCCTGCTTCATGCTTTCCATAAGCTCCTGGAAAAGGTTATCTTCCATGGTAGTCCTCCTCTACAATCTTCTTGAGTTGCTTCACCTGGTCCCGCGTAAGGTCGCCCTGAACGTTTTTCGGGTACATAAACAGCAACAAAATGGTTTCCATAGAAATAAACCAGTAATAAATTATCCGGACGCCGCCTCTTTTGCCGCGTCCGTCAGTTGACCATCGCACTTTGCGAAGGCCGCCCCCTCCGGGAATAACCTTCCCTGCGTCGGGCCTGTCAAGAAGTACGGACTGAAACAGTCGATACTCCTCATCCGATAGAATGGAAAGCGCCTGTTTGGTAAAAACTGGTGTTTCAATTATGACCATAAGCAAACTATACGCCATTGGCGCACAAAGAACAACCGAAAACCTGTTGGAGGTGAGTCGGTTCACAAGGGCATTTCGCAAACGTTTTGTGGTTGAGATGGAAAGGTCCCCCAAAAGGGGGAGCGGCGGGAAATCGCGGAGTTACAATATTCCCCCAAAAGGGGGAAAACCCTTACTTTCGAATTTTCGCCCAAAAGGGCGAGAATTCAGAAAGCGGTGAGAACCTGTCCGCAATGTAGAACACATCAAGAAAAAACCCCTTGAAAAACCCTCCGGATACTGGTAAAGGTAGCGGTATCCAATACACAGGTAGCCGCTACCTTACAGCGGAACTTTTGTCTTCGGGAGAGAAAACCCGGAAACCTTATCACCGGCAAGAGCAAACCAGCGTGCCGGTAGAGATGCGCCAGTACCGCGAGGCTGGCGGCGCCTGTGTGCGTGGATAGTCTCTACCGGCACGCTTTTTTTGTGCCGAAAGTCCAACACACAGGAGGTAGTACCATGGAAAACAGGGAATTAGTGCCGATAGGCCAGAAGACCATCGGAGGGAAGGTAGTGCCGACAGTCGACGCCCGACTGCTCCATGATTTTTTGGAGAACAAAGCGCAGTTCGCGGACTGGATCAAGGAACGCATAGAGCAGTTTGGATTCACGCAAGGTATTGATTTTGTCCAATTTCATCAAAAAATGAAAAACTCAATCAAGCCCCGCATCGAATACGATCTCACTCTCGACATGGCAAAGGAACTCTCCATGGTCGAGCGTAACGAAAAGGGCAAGCAGGCCCGGCAATACTTCATCGAATGCGAACGATTGGCGAAGCAGGCGGCCATCGACCCCATGCAGATCCTCAACGACCCGGCCGCCATGCGCGGGCTGCTTTTGAACTACTCCGAAAAAGTCATCACCCTCGAAACAAAGGTCGCCGACCTGGAACCCAAGGCCGAGGCCCTCGACCGCATCGCCACTGCCGACGGCAGCCTCTGCATCACCAACGCCGCCAAGGATCTCCAGGTCCGGCCCAAGGTCCTCTTCGGCTACCTCTCCCAGAACAGATGGATATACCGCCGCCAGGGCGGCGCCGGTTGGGTCGCCTATCAGGACAAGCTCCAGCAGGGACTCCTCGAGCACAAGGTTACCGTGGTCACCCGTGGCGACGGTTCGGAAAAAATGACCGAGCAGGTGCTGATAACCTCGAAAGGCATGGCCAGGCTGGCGGAACTTCTCAACCCGTCCCCCTTGCGTCTCGTGGCGGGCGGTTTCAAATGAGCCCCGTCGCGGCACTGGCCGCTGATATCTCCCCGGACATGGACGACAGCCAGAAGATGGAACTGTTGCGAACCGCCTGGCGCTGCCGCACATTGCCTCTTCCCGTCCTGATTCTCTTCACCGTCACCATAATCGACCACGAAACCGGAAAGAAACTGTACAAAAAACTGTCAAGCCTCGTGAAAACAGTAAAACCCCTCTGAAAAGCCCGCCGCCTTCCCGGCAACCCGTCAACCGCGGCTTGCCGGGAAGGTTAGAATAAACATAAACAATTTGACTCACTGGAGGCTTTCTAGTATTGTTCAACATAATATTGAACATCGAGAAACCAGGGAGAGAAGGTTATGACCGAATGGCGCAATCCAAGATATCCGGAGCACACGCTGACCGACCATGACATTGAAATTCTCCGGGCGATCATCAAGGAGAGCGGTCACACCTGCTCTTTTACTGATGAGGAGAGGCAACTGCTGAAAGACATGGCGTCCGGCGGCAAGCTCATGAAACGAGCCGTAATATATCTGTTTGTCGCCCTGGCTTTGTGGGCCGTCATCTCTGATGCCGCCCTGAAAAAGGCCGCGCAGATGATGGGGTTCATAAAATGAGAGAATGCCCGAAAGATTGCCAGGCGAAAGGGAAGGGCGCCTTGTCCCATGTGGAAAATCCCGATTGCGTCTGGAGAGGCTACAACGTTGAAGATGTGAAACCGGAGGCTGAAAAGTGACCTGTAATATCAGATGCCCGCTGAACGGGCGGATCTGTGAAGACTGCATGAACAACGAATCCGAACCGGACGGCCCCAATCCGGCGATGTATGAAGGTGACGGCCATCCGCGCGAAGATGATTGGGAATTCGGCGTTCAACCGCACGGCGCCGGAAACTGGGGAATATAGTCAGAGAGGGGCAAAATGAGAGAATTCGACATGGTAGTCATCCACTGCTCGGCCACGCCAAACGGCCGGCGCAACACGCTGGAAGACCTGGACAAGTGGCACAGAGCCAAAGGCTGGCAGCGTAAATCAGCGGCCATGCGCGCTTTCAATCCCCGGCTGACATCCATTGGTTACCACTACGTGATACAGGTTGACGGGACGATCCGCACGGGCAGGTCGGAAAACGAGATCGGTGCGCATGCCGCCGGATACAACACACGGAGCATAGGAGTGTGTCTCATAGGGACCGATAAATTCACAGCCGCGCAATGGGAAAGCCTGGCCGACCTGATACGGCGCATAAAAGAAGGCCGGAAGGTTTTGGTGTTAGGGCACAGGGACCTGAAAGGTGTAAAAAAATCCTGTCCCGGCTTTGATGTATCCGAATGGCTCGCCAACGGAATGACACCGCCGGAACATAGTCTGTTGCCCCATGGTTAGGTATTTATATTTGTTAAAGCAGTAATTTAACGAAGGAGGGAAATATAATGAAAAACTGGAAAACAACACTCTTTGGCGCAATAACCGCTTCCGGGATTGGCATGTCGCAATCGGGCGACGGGGTAGTGCAGGTGATAGGGCAGGTGCTATCCATCCTCGGTCCCATATTCATGGGTATCTTTTGCAAGGACAGCAACGTCACCGGGGGGAAGGTGGTCCAGTAAGGCTTTTTTTGGGGCGTAGATATTTGTAGATATTTTTCAACTAAAAAGGGGCCAGGCAAATCGCCTAACCCCTTGATATTTGGTGGAGC